GTCTATAACGCCGCCTGGGCCAAATATACTTGATGTGCCACCACCAGCTGCGGATAGTGGGCTCGGTGATTTATCATAATGATCAACTGCAAAACCTTTCACTTTACCGCCTCTAATAGACCCAATATCATATGCCACTGCTTCATAAGCAACAGTCATGTTGTTTTCGGCGCCTGCTGATCCTTGATCGCTGCTTTGTACTTGATCGTGAGTAAATGAAGTGATTAATGGATTGATAAGAGTATAGCTCACATACTCTCGTTTGTTCAGTTGATACAAAACAATTTTATTAAAAAAGGGAATTGAACTTCCGTTATCAAAGCCGTACGTTGTTCTAATGTAGTTAGAACTTTTCATTGCAGTGCGACTGTATGCTCCAGGCGTTTTAGCTGCACTTGGATCCGCGTAATAGTATGCATAATAATTTTGCCACATGGTATTAATAATATGAGCGCGGTCATCATGAAATTTAATATTAATTGGCATCAGCTCATGATCCATTTGTACAACTTTTTTTCTATTGTACTGATTAAGGGTAGTTGTTTTTAATGTGAATTTTGGAAGATCAGCACCCTTGACCAACAAACCAATTTCATTTTGATGTTGATATTTCAAGTTCAGTGACTTTAGAGCACTTGTATTGATGTCAAAGAATACGTGATATAGGAACTTACTCTTAGGAGCTAGCCTAAAATAGTCGTCTTGGAACGTCCTGGATGCGTGTTGCCACGATCCAAGATTACCCTTGGGGTTAGTTATGCCATTTACTAGCTGATCTAAGAAGCCGTTGTTTTTACTTGCCATACATATATTTATTGATTACAATTAACTGCGTATATAACTTTTAATCAATAAAAAAGGCTGTTGCCAGCCTTTTTATTAACGTCCTGCGCCAGTTGTTAAAGTATTTACAGTACGACCAATTGCTGTACCAACACCAGTGCCTTGTGGGCTTTGGATACAGTTATCTGGTTGAATTGTAATGTCAATAGTTGACGGACCTTGTTCACCGTATGCTAAGTTTTGATAGTTAGCTGCGGTTAGGTAACAACCATAACATTCCCAAGTTTCTAATACTGTTGGTGTGCTGGCTCCGTTACCGCCGTCTAACATTTCAATACGTAGTGTGAACTTATAATCTACGCCTGAAGCTGCTGATGCTTGTTCAAAGAAGTCAAATTGTTTTTGTAGCTGTTCGCCAACTAATTTGCTTACTGAACCAGTTACGTCATCACGTAAAACAATTGCAACGGTACCCCATACTGGCTTACCTGCAAAGTTAATTTTACTGTTATAGATTTCAATAGTCTGATTAGCAAAGGTTACTGTTGGGCGAGCAGCACTTTGTACTTGCTTAGTAAGTTCTGTTGTTGGTGTACTGACACCAAAGTTTTCAAACATCACTCTAAAGCGATATTTGAGCTTTGGCATCAACAAGCCTTGTGCTGATGCGCTAGCATCTGATGCTAGCGGCACTGTGAATTTTGATAATGTTGCGATTGCCATAATTAATATGCTCCGTTATTGATATTTATCATCTTATAGACCAGCTATTTCGCCAGTGTTCTTTAGGCGTAATGGAATGTAGATGAATTCAACTGCTTTGACCGGTTCAATGGCCACATCAACATACAATTCGTTTCTGTCAATTCTACTTGGTGTATTGTTACTTTCGTCACAAACAACAATGTAGTCATATAGTGCTCGTTGACCTAATAGTTCTAGCATCAAACTTTCCACAGCACCCTTGATTTCATCACGAGTAATTTTATCGTTTGGTTCAAAAATGTATGGCTTAGCTAGAACACTTAGCTGTCTACGTAAGTAAATTACTAAACGTGCCACGTTGATTCTATCTAATGCGCTAGCATTTCTAGCACGAGTCTTCTGACCGTAATTTACAAGACCCACACCTGTTAAGAATGTAATTGGATTAACTTTAACATCATACAGTGTATCACGTTGACCGTTATTTAAAGCAACTGCTGTAAACTCGCCTTCGTCATTAATATAACCAACTGCTGATGCGTTAGTAATACCGCCACGACGTGTGCCTGCTGGCGCAAACCATGGGTATGAAACGTTATCGCTTAGTGCAATAGTACGTAACATCATGTGACTTGGTGGCACAACCACGTTATTACCAAAGTTGTCACTTGTAAAGCCCCATGGATAGAACATAGCCATGTATTCGTCAAAACTTGCTGCGCCTAGATCATTGTCTTCCAATGCTAGTGCTGCGTTATTACCCCAGTTAACTAGACTTGTTGCATCGCTTGTTAAACGAGCTGGTGTGTCACCAACAACAAACGCTGTTAATCCGCGGTCATAGTTTAGTGTAATCATTTCACCAATCAACTCAGGATATCCTGGGCAAGCAATCAAGTTAAACACTCTTTGCTCTTCTTCACGGATCTCTTGGTTGCTGTTAACCAGTGCCTGTAATGATTGTACCACAACTTTACGTTGTGCTTTACGTCCAAATGTACCAGCACCATTTTCTTGATTGCCAGCTTCACTAACCCAACGATTTGGATAATAACCAGCTTGTGTTTCACCTACTGCTCCGTTAACACGAGTGTTTATTGCAGTTACGTCAACATAATTACGTGCATAACGCTTAACGTTAAATCCTGAGCGGCGTAAGTTCCATAACAACATACCTTGTGGATATAGTGCTGGATCTGGAGCATCAAAGTCTAAGAAATTGCTTTCTAACATGTCAGCAATTAAACCAGGTTCATCGCTATTTGCGCCAGCTGTATTGTAACGAGCGTCAGCAAATAAAATACCATTTTCAGTACTTTGATCGGAACTGTCAACCAATTCCCATTTTAACGATACGCCGTTAAACTTATAAACTTGTGGATAATTTTCTGTATCGCTTGTGTCAATCCATAAATCACCATTAGCAAGAGCTGTTTCGCCATCGCTTTGTGTTGTTGGCTCAGTAGCCGCAACAATTGGACCATTAACGTCGGTAGCCTTAACACCTGCGCCCAAATCAACTACTAATGGGTTTGAAGCATCTTTATAACCAACCCAAGTTGTTCCGTTGTGGATCATAATATCCACTTCGTCAACAATACTGTTGTACCATAATGTACCGTCTGCTGTTAGTGAAGTTGGTGCTGTACCGCTTGCTGTAAAACGCAATGGTTCCCATAGCGTAGCAACGTAATCTGATGTAACATCGCCAGTTGGTGATGCATATAAATTAGTTGTTGCCGCAGTGCCTGTTACTGAAAATACTTTACTTAAAGGAGTTGCAGTGCCGTCAGTTAAGCGGAACTCGCCACCTTTAGTGTGACTAATAACAATGCGATTCAAGCTATCTACTTCAGCAACAATATTAGCAAATCCTGCTGAGTTAATTGCTCCAGCAACCTTGTCTGCATCAGACAAACTGCCAGTTAGCGCATTTCCAGTAGCAGAAGAACAAGTTACAGTGATTGCAGGTGCTAGTGTAGCACTACCAACAATACTTTCTGCAATTGAAAATGTGTTAGTTCCAGCAGTAAATTGCGCTGCAATTTTTGCTGATTTAATAATTGTTGTACCAACTGCTGAACGTCTAAAAATTCTAAAGTCAGCTACACGTGGTGAATCATCGGCACCGCTGTCTTCTTGTTCGTTTGTTTTAACAAACAATGATCCAACTGCTAAATTAGACCCGCCGCCTGTACGATCTAGGCCATAAATTGCTGCTGGAACTGCTGCAAATGCATCTGTTGCTGAATTGTAACGCTTAACAGAGATCTTAGCGCCGCTGTTTGGTTCAGTTGTCTTGATCCATACAGAACCTGTTGGACGTGGAGCAGTGTTTGATGTCTTGAAGTTTGGAATGCTTGTGTGTGGCTGGATTGCCAATCTTGGAGCATAAAAAGTGCCAGGTGTAATACCTAATACTGTTGATACATTCATTGTGCCGCTAGCAATTACAACAGCATTTGAAGCTGTGCTATCTTCACTGTTTGCACCGCTTGCACCATTGGAATAAATTTCTAATCTACCAGCTGCACTAACGCCTGCGGTAATACCTTGCTGTGATAAAAGTGAAGCTGTTGGACCAGTATTGATTCTATCTGCCAATCCAGCTACAGTTGTTGCATTTGCTGTAACAGTAATACCGTTGATTGTAAATGCTTGACCGCTAGTAATTGCTGGGCTTGCAACAGTACCTTGCACTGTTGGCCATGAACTTGTCCAGTCATTGCTACCAACTTGTACCCACTGACCAGCACGATTTTTATAATAAACCTTGTCTGGGGCAGAGTAATCTGTAGTTAAGTCAGATAAACAAACAACTGCATAATCACCAATTGCGCCAATACTTGTCTTAGGAGCATAGTCGCTACCTGCGTAATCCACAACCTTTGTTGTGTCAGTAATTACAAGTGGATTCTTCTTAGTAAATGTCTGGCCACTTAAATTTGTTGCAGTCTTAGTAGTACCGTTCCATTCAAAAATACCAAACGATGTAGTATTTGTGTCTAACCAGTATGTACCGTTTGAGGGGTCAGCTGCTGGCGGATTTGCCAATGCGTTAATTGACGCTAGGTCAATTCCAGCACGTACAACGTATGCCCTGTTGCTTACGCCTAATAAGCTATAAGCCGCTTGCAAACCGTATTCATTTTGCTCGCCAGCATGGATTGGGTTGTTTGATGCGTCCGTTTTAAATACTGGGTCACCAAAAGTATCTACAAGATCCTTCTGGCTAGTAATTAAATATGTCTTTCCAACGTTAGTTGCCAGTGTACCTGGAGCAATTCCTGTTCCCGCCCCGTTTTGCTTATTCGCTGCCGTTGCTACAATAATTAGAGGTACTGTACCTGGAGCGGCTGGGGTATAAAAGCTCTCATCGATAACTGTTACGCTTACGCCTGGTGATGATAGTGTTGCCATTGTATGGTCTCTCCTAAGATTCTTCTTCTAAAGTATTTAGTGTTTGTTGGAGAAAACATAACGCAAACAAGCCCAGAAAAGGGACCAAAAAGGTGCGGAATAAATACTTTATGGCAAGACCAATGTGTTTATGCGGGTTTAGACCGGCCGCAATCAACTATAAAAAAGATGGCCGCACTTATTATAGAAGTAAGTGTGAGGCATGCCTACGTCACGGCGGGGTAGCACACGGATTTCCCAAATGGTATCTAGATGGATACCGTCAAAAAGATACTTGTGAGAAATGCGGCTTTAAGAGCAAACACAAAGAGCAATTCAATGTGTTTCACATAGATGGCAATTTAACTAACAGTCGCCCCAGTAATCTTAAGACGATATGTGCAAATTGTCAGAGAGTCCTACATAAAGAGGGCGTTCAGTGGCGACAGGGAGATCTTGTTCCGGACTTGTAATTACTTGTTTTACTTGCTGGTATAGACTGTCAATTGTCCCGTTATTATCTAAAATAATATCAAAATCAGTACCAATCCAAGCGGTTTCGCTTGCATGAATCTTCTTCATTTTGAGATCATTCATAGCAACATTTGATCCGGCGTTTGCATCCAATGCTGTTTGATACCAGTCTGGGAGTTCTCCTCGCTGTACCCAAGCAATAATGCCGCCAGCATCTTTAATTGATTTAATTTCGTTAGGAAATCTACAGTCGCTGATGACTACGTGGTCGCGACTAGTTCTAAGTTTGTTCTCTAAACTAGCAATCCAAATATCATCATGGAACGCTTTGCGACAAACTTCTGTACCCCAATACTGTAGAACCCATCTAGGAGTAAGGCTAGGCATATCTAATCTATTTGCCCACCACGGATCTACTTGTTCACGCCATTCTCGGGCTTCTTTAGTGCGCCCTTCTAACATAGTGCGGTCCCAACCAAATACATGTGCCACTGCATCTTTAAGGGTGCTAGCAAATGATTCTCGTCTAAATTCGTGGAAGTTTGTTAGATAGTCCGCAACAGTGTCTTTGCCCGAACCAATAAAGCCGCATATACCAATAATCATTGTACTCTCCTAAAGATAATACAATTTTATATGAATATTAATGCAGTGTCAAGAGTTTATACGCCGTATTTGTTCTTTTTGCGAGCTGGAACTGGACTAACTTTATTGGTATCGTCCAATTCTTTACTTGTCATATCGCCATGGTTTAAATCTTGATAATTCGCACCAACTGCCTTGTATGCTTGCTTGAGCATTTCTTGTTCTTCTTTAGTATATGGATGAGTGGACTTCCTCTTACCAATCCAACTTTTTGCCTTCATTTCTGTTGGTAGTGGGTCTTTGCCGTTAGCGCCGGCAACAGCCATTCCCAGTCTATAAGAAGTATAGTCGCCACTAACACGCTCTGAATCGTTATAGGTGTTTAGACCGGCAGTTGCTTGAGCCTGTCTTTTAGAGATTGCCTTTTGACTTGATTCAGAAATGATATCTAAAATTTTCATATTATCCAATTACCAATGTATAACCAGTACCGCCAGCAATGTAAAGCTCTATTTCTTTATCTAATTTTTCAAGTTCTTCTTTACCAGCAGATTTTAGATCTGCCCCGTTTAGTCCGCCTGCCCCGCCAGGTCCAGCAATCTGACTAAATTTGCCACGAGCTTCGCCTAGCATAATTTTGCAAGTTGCTAGTGTATAGTCATACAGCCAGCTCTTGGCATATAAATCTTGTAACAGTATATAGTCTGGTCTGTAGTTGTAGCCACGAATCATTACTTGTTCGCCTTCACTAAAAGGACGCTGTAAAATCCTTAATGTGTGGGTAGTGGGAATCCACTGAAATTCAATATATGCTCCAAACATACGTCCTACCATTTCTTGGTATTGAGCAAACATATCGTATGTTGCAATACCTCCCAACATTGTACTGTTTAACAAGTAGGTATTTGTGTAGGCTAAATTGAACGGTTCAAACTGTGTACCACCACTGCCACCCGCGGTTCTACTGCCAATTGTTCTACGGAAAATACTACGAACTTCTATAATTTCGTCTGGCAGTCTATAATCATTAACATCTTGTGCTAGCTCTAAGAAATAATAAGATTCTTCTACGGCACCGCTACTTCGCTGACGATATCGTGCTAGAGCACGGTTTAACGCGGTTTCGTAGTGCTTGGGATCAAGCTCAACATCAACCATTCCGTCACCCAACATGGTACGGACGTAATCATAAACTTTTTCTCTTTCAGCTAAATTTGTACTTGGATTTGACATTATTAGATCTCCGTGTATATTTAGCTGCCGATAAATATACTACTATGCCAAGACTAAG